AATGATTTGACCATTTTTTATCTCCTTATATGGTTAGTGCCCTGTTGGGCCATCATAAAAGTGTAGACCTGTAGTCTACAATTAGATTATATCATATTTATATTACAATTTCATTACAATTTTGTGCATTTGAGAATTTTAAATTTTAGTGTTTGACGAAAGTCAAATAATATGCTAAATTATGTTTACAAACTAGTGAATAAATTCACACCGTAGGTGAACAGCTATGGAACATGGCCCCACACTTTTTTAAACGTTGTCTCGGAGAGACATAGCGTGAGCACGGAGTGCTCTAATGTTACGTTACATTTGTGTCTTGATTACGGACTCTTTTTCTAAGGTCACTAGAACTAAATCTATGGTCCCTGCTATTAAAATATAATTCTATATCTCTTTTAGCACATATCGCTCTTCCAGTAAATTTTCCATCCCTATACTCTGATCCTATAATTCTTACATCAATATGATACATTTCTAAAATATCTTCTAAATCTTGTTCAGTGCAATAAGGGATAATTTCATTTACATATTTAACAGCGTTAAGTTGTGTATATCTTTCTACAACTGTTTGAATAGGAGAATTTTTTTCAGGTCTATCCACACTAGGGTCAACCTGTAATCCACATATTAAATATTCACACTGACTTTTAGCTTCTCGTAACATTTGTATGTGTCCTGCATGTAATAAATCAAATGTTGAACATGTAAATCCTATTTTCATTGTTTTCTATTTCCGTTAAATACACAAATAAAATAACAACCATCGTCACCCGAATGGACTCGGTGATATACTCCACTTTTAATCAGTACAACTTCTCCCTCACAGACTGAAAATCTTTTATCATCGAGTTCCATTTCTCCAGAACCTTTAATGAAGAAGTAAATTTCTTCTTGCCCAACGTGGCTGTGACCACCAGTACTTTTATTAGGGTTTAAATTTGTAGAACTTAATACTAAGGTATCTAATATATTATTGTCTGTTACAATATATCTATCGTCTTTTTTAACAATTTTTCCACCGATAGATTTATTAAATTTATATTTTTCCATTGTTTATTACTTTTAAAAAATTGTTTACTGTATGTTTAGGTTTAAAACCCATACCAGTCATTAATTTTATATTTGCTTTAGTTTTTATTCTTTCACCAATAGTTTCTAGTTTAACAGGCAGGTCTGGAGCAATATCTTGTATTTTTATAGATTTACCGGTTCCAATGTCTATAGGTCCCGTGATATCTTTATCCATAAGTAAAATAACAGCATCCGTTAGGTCATCTAAATGTATAAAATCCCTTTCGTGTGTAGTAACGTATTCTAGAGTGCCTTTGAGTAGTTTATCAAAGAACATATCTTTACGAGGTTTTTCGTTATAAACAGTATGAAACCGCATAAAGCACACATTAGGATGTTTAATGTATTCAATAATATGTTTACTTGCTGCATATGGATTTAATTCTGGCTCATATTGTGAACTCGATCCCGCAACTAATACTCTTACTTTTTGATAATGATTAAGAATACGCTTAGTTCCCTCTACGTTATTGAGCCAATATTTTGCAGGGTTAGCGAGACTCTCCCTTACTCCTCCAATTCCTGCTAAGTGTATAACTAAATCAACTTTTGGAAATTCTGATGTTAAAATATCTTTATTTTCATGGTGATCAATTCCATGAATTTCGTGATTTAAATTTTTTAGTTTTTCTACTAGCTGAGAACCGATAAATCCTTTGTGTCCTGTAACTAAAATTTTCATTTAAAATTTTTCTTTTCCCACGCTTTTCTTTTATAAAAATCATCTCTGTCGGCAGCCATACTTTCTCGATAGTCATGTGCTCTGTTTAGAATGTCATCATCTAAAAAAGTATGTTTTGCGTCCCAGGTATCTCTTTTTATAGGTACAACCTGTACTAAAGGATCACCTTTAGTTAATCTAACTTCATATCCAGGTCTTAATGTAGGAAAAACACAAGGAAAATTTACTGTGTTAAAGTAATTGTCACACTCAACTAGTCCACTTATAGGTACACAGGGTAAATCAAACCTATTAATAGGGGGTAAAAATAACAAAGAATATCCCGGTTCAGTTTCAATAATCCAAGGAGTGTATAATTTACGGACAGGCATATTTGCGAAAGGGGTTCCTGGGTATTGACTCGCATCATGACTCTCAACAATAGTATATTTTCCATACTTTTCTTTATCTCCTTTTTTTGGAAATAAGACCCAGTCTTCCCCTTTTTCGTCTATTGCAATAATTAAATCCATTGGAACAGGTATAATATATCCTGTTGACATGGCATCTAAAAATGGTGGACATTTTTTAACAGTTTTAAAATCACCTGTAGTTTTGTTAGATAAGTTTTTAAACCAATCGGGTAAATTTCTTGATCCTGGATAAGGTTTTTCTATAGGTTCTGGTAGCTCTCTAACTTGGTGAAATTTTATTTTCATTTGTTATTGTTAAAAGATATAATCTTACTAACATCTCCCTCAAAAGTATATGTTCCAACATGGTTTAACCTAGTTTTTGGGTCTAACCAAATACTTCCACCAAGTTTCTGCCATAATCTACAAAATGTATAGTCTTCCGATAAATATCTATTATCGTCAGGGTCAATCATAGTATCAAAAAAAGCATAACAGTATCTTGCCGCATCTTCGTCAATATTACTATCATTTTTATAATGTAATTCTGGATACGCGACCATCATTTTATCAAATACTTCTCTTTTTATACAGAAAAACCCTGTAGATGCGTCTAATACTTCAACTGCGCCTTTGTTAATCCTAACTTCGTGCGTTTCTGGACTTACAAATTTAAAATTTAACGCATATTGAACAGGCAGGGCTTTTTTAGGATAAGCTCCTACTACAATATCTTCGTCTAAAGAAAGTGCTCTAAAAATTGATTCGTGATCCCATTCAATATCTGCATCAATAAAGAATAAATGTGATGCTCCGCTTTGTAAAAACATTGCGGTTAAGATATTTCTTGCTCTTGTGACTAGGCTTTCGTTTCTAAGCGTAGTAACTCGATAATTAACACCTGCTCTAATTAATTCTTGCGTAGTTTTAAACATACTTAAAAAGTATTGGTCTGTAATGAGTCCACCATAGCAAGGAGTAGCGAAAAATACATTACAATTTTCTCGCATAAAATCTTCATCAATTTTAATGGATTCTATACCACTAAGATTATCAGATGAAACACCTTCTACTTTTGCCTCTTTAGTTTTGTCTGAAAGTTTTATTTTCTTCATATTAGTCCCCTCATAAATATAGGTCGTAGCTCTTTCATAGAGTCTACGACCTTAGTTTTTATAATTAATTTAATCCAAATCATCTACAGATTCAGCAGCCATCTCGCCTCCGGCAAGATCAGCAAAATACGCAGTATTTTGTATTAACCATTGTTTTTGCTCGTCATATGTTTGGCGCTTATAGATTCTTTCTAAATCAAAAAGTTCTAATCCCGTTTCGGCGTCTGTTAGTTCAGTGCTTGCTCGTGCGGGAATAGTTGTATATTTTACGTTTTGAGGTAGTGGACCTGTTTTTTCTTTCTTAATCGTAAGATCGTAACCTGTTTTAACATCAGCAGGATTACCATACTCTGGATTAGTTGCATAATCAACAATTTGTCTGTAAATTGTAGCTCTTAAATCAAATAACTTAATTTTGCCATCTGACCTGTCGATTACATTACAAATATATGCAAACTGTGGTTTATCCCCAAAGATAGCTTCATCAACTTCTTTTAGAGGATCAGGAACAGAATCATCAAATGTCTCTGTTACCCTACTATATCGTAAACATTCTACAGGCATTTTCTTGCCTTCATTGGTAGTTACCCAATATACATATCTCGGTAAGACTTCTCCGATTAAACGGACTTTAGTGTCTCCGATTTGCATTGAAAGTCGTTCGACTTCTCTTCTTTGATTTCCGGTACTTGTATTTCCCTTTGCTTGATCCCATGATACCATACTATTTTTCTCCTTTGTTTCGTATTAATTCTGGAACGAAAACTATTTTGTCTTCGATGGTTTTTATAAACGGATTTTTTTCTGCCCAATTAAGTTGTTCTTCATCTAGATATTCTTTTGGAATTCTAGCAGAGGGATCACTTGGATCTCTCATAGATAATAGAAATAAATATTCTAATTTTTTTCTAACAGGACAAATTGCTGTAAGAAAATTACCGTTTGTAAAATAACTTTGTTCATCTTTACACATATAATGAGAAACTACTTCTTTAAAGTCAGTAGTAATTATTATATTACTATTCCTTACAATTTTTAAAGGAATACTATCTATGTGTAAGATTTGAAAAAGGCTTTCTGTGTTTTTAGCCAGTATTGTATTATACCTTTTATAAAGGGCAAAAGTCAAGATCAATATGCCATTAGGATGTCCATCTGCATCTGATTTTAGCTCTTGCCAATTATAGTAAGTTTTATTTGATTTTATTTTTTTCTGTAGTTCTGTCATCCAGTCATAAGTCATAGTTTTGACGTTTATACCATTCATACCTATTTTTTTGTTGTTTTCCTACTATGGGTCCTTTTAACCAAAAATCTACTATTAAAGGTCGTTGTTTGTCCTCGTGTTCTCTGATAATCCTACCTATTCTTTGTTCTAATTTTATAGGGTTATTAGAAGGACATGTTAAAAATAAGGTATCTAATCTATGACAACTAATTCCTTCATCAAAAAGTTTTGTACTTAAAACACATTTATATTTAGTTCCTACGTTTTCAAGTGTTTCTTTACGGTCTTCTTCTTTTGTTGAACCAATCATTAATGCACTATTAGGTATAAGTTTATTAAGGTCTTTTAACATATCAAGTCTATCTGCTAAAATTAAAGGACATCTTCCATTTGCTATTTTTTCAATAGCTGTTTTTGCAATTAATTTTATATATTCCGAATTTTTAGAAAGTTTATTTATTTGCCGACTCCAATCACGTTTTGGATCAATTACCATAAATGGTATATCTGTAGGCATAATTTCTACTTTTGGGTCCAATAAAATTCGAGGGTCTTTTGCAAAAGATTTAAAAGAAGTAAAGTAATCATCTAAAAATACATGCTTACCGTCTTTCCTCTTTGGAGTTGCGGTAATAGCAATTTTTGCTCTACAATTAATAGAATTTACTGCTTGGGAAAACATATCAGCAGGGCATAAATGTGCTTCGTCCACTATTAATAAACTAAAACTATCGTGTAAACTTTCTATGTTATTTAATACGCTTTTATATATTCCAACAGTTATTTCTCCTATTGAAAATAAACTGTCTCCTATAGCTCCTATTTCTATATCAGGAATTTGGTTTGTAAGTTCTTCTATCCACTGTCTAAATAATAATTTAGTATGTACTAATATTAGTGTTTTTTTATTTGCCCTTGTAATTAAATTACATGCTACATATGTTTTACCCCATCCACAGGGTGCTTGAAAAAGTCCACTTCTAACTCTATCATTAATAGCAAAAAACTCATTGACCATTACTTGTTGTTCAGGTCTAAGTTCTCCATTAAAGGTGAGTTCTTTTGTATGGTCTTCAAAATTTCTCAAATCTTCATATTCTTGAAAATTTAATTTTTTATAAGAATTACTAGGTACAGAATACAATGTTTTTTCTTCATCATAGTCATATGTTTGAAAAATATCATCACCTACTAAATATGTGTATGCTGACTTAAAAGAAGCAAGATCAACAATATCTTCTTCTTTTATATAAATTCTATCTGTTATAGTAGCGTGTTTTATTTTAACCTTGTTCATAATCTAATATTAATCTAAGTAATCCTTTTCTTACTATGACACCATTCTTAATCTGTTCAAAGTATTTTGCCCTAGTATCTTGATCTACCCATGTCGGAATTTCTTTATTTCTAGGAAATGGGTGTAAAATAATTGCCGAATCTTTTAATAAAGAAAAATCTTTATTAGTTAATTCATAAAATCCTGATGAACCCCTTTCTTTTTGAATTCTAGTTACATATAGCACATCAGTATCACTAGCGTATGGAGTTAATGTTGTTGATTCTATATCTGTTATCCCTACATAATATTCAGAAGGTATTCGCAATTCATGAGGGCTTATTAAGTTTATTTTAACTTTAAACTGTCTTAGTACTTTTATAAGGCTATGAATTGTTCTTCCATTTTTTAAATCTCCCATTAAAGTTATAGTTAGTCCATCTATTTCTTTTTTATTTTTCCATATTGTATATAAATCTAACAAGGTTTGTGTAGGGTGCTCACCTTCTCCATCCCCTGCATTTATAATTGGTATTGAGGATATTTTTGCAGCTTTTTTTGCTGCTCCCTTTTCAGGATGTCTCAGTACAATTACATTAGAATAACATGCTAATGTTTGAATTGTATCTTCAAGGGTTTCTCCTTTTGTTACACTAGAGTAATGAACTTCATTAATTGGAATTACATTAATTCCAAGTTCATAAGCAGCGGAGTGAAAACTAGAACTAGTTCTTGTAGAAGGTTCATAAAATAAATTAGTTAACACCATACGATTTATAAAATTAGTATAATTAGTACGGTCGCAATATTCAAAAAATTCTATAATTTTATCTTTCGATACACCGTCTAAAGTTAAAAAATGTTTGTTTTTATTTAAAATCATAAATAAATAACCTTTCTATTATGTTCGCTATAAGAAAATTGATAAGGATACCATTTTCTATCAATATTTACTAAACTTAGATATATTTGATCTTTATTTTCTGCTTTTTTAATGTTTGATATTTTAAAAGGGTAACTTATTTTATTTACCCATACATAATTGTTTGTTATTTTTTTAATTTTTCTACAAGTCAGAGAAAATTTTTCTTTCTTAGAGAAATCAAATATTATTGCAGAAGAATCTAATCCCCATTTTATGTTGTTTCTTATAATATCTCCAATATTTAAACAGGTTATATCAAATTTTACTCTAGTATATTTTTCTTCGTCCATTTTTACTAGTCTTGTAAAATAATCTCCTTCAATACTTTTGTCATCAAGTACTTTTATATGATTATCTCTTTCAGATATTTGTAAAAAAATTTTGTCTAATTCAAACTGTATATTATACGGTTTATTTTTTAGTCCATAAAAAGGAAATTTTATTTTAGAATATTTACTCATTTATTATTCGATATTTTAAATGACTACCTACTTCTATTTCATACATATGTATTGTTTCTGGTTTATGTGCGTCAATTATAACAGCAATTGCTCTGATAGTATTTCCATGAGCAACAACTAGATAATTACCTCCGGGGTTAGAAATAAAGTTTTTTTGTATAAAAGGCTCAACTCTTATTGCAACATCCCTTAAACTTTCACCATTAGGAGGTTTTGTTTCCCATCCTCTTCTAGTATTAAGGTACTCTTCTTCTCCAACATTTTTTAATATTTCTTCTTTAGCTTGCCCTGACCAGTCCCCATAATTTCTCTCTTTTAGTTCTTCTACAAGAGTAAGAGACATATTTTCATACGGAGTATCAAACTCTCTAGCCATAATAACTGCTGAGTCTATAGAGCGCCTTAAAGTTGAACAAAATATTTTATCAAAAATTATAAACTTTTCATTAAAGTTATGTTGTAACTCTTTTATCTGGTTTATTCCTACTTCTGTTAATTTAGGGTCATGCCAACCAGTAAATAACCCTTTTTGATTATATTCAGATTCCCCGTGCCGTACAAACCATACATTTGTATTTTTACTCATAGTTTTCTAGTTCTCCCCAACTAGGTCCTATTTCGAAATCTACGCCTATAGGCCTGCCAGGTATAGATATACCTCTATCTATTTGTATACATTTTTTTGAGTTAACTACCCATTCATCAACTAATTCATTTTTAACTTCAGCAACAATTGAGTCGTGAACTACTGTAAAAGGAATAATTTCTTTTTGGTACTTATTTTCCTTAATCCATTCCATAGCATCAATCACTCCTAGTAAGTTAATATCAGAGGCAACACTTTGAACTAAGAAATTAACACCACTTCTGACAGAGTGTTTAGCAACACCTGCGTTGGTAGATTTACTTTCTGGTAATCTACGTTTTCTTCCAAAGAAACTATAGATATATGCGTTATTTTCTATAAATTCATTACTAGCGTCAATAAAACGTTTTAACTCTCTTGCTTCTCTAAAATATTTATTGATAAATATCTTAGCTTCTTGCGGAGTTACGTCGGCTGTTTGAGCTACTTTTGCTGGCCCTGCTTGATACATAATACCAAAGGTAATTGCTTTTGCATGTTGTCTTTTATCTGAGTAATAATCTTTAACTTCTTCCACCTTACACGGCAAATTAAATATTTGTTTTGCTATGTAAGAATGAAAGTCTAGTTTTTCAATAAATGCTTTTTGTAAAAAACGGTCGTTACTTAAAGCAGCAGCATAGTAAACTTCTGCAGTTCCTAAATCACACTGAACAATACTAAATCCTTCTCTAGCTTTAAATATTTTCTTAATATCTTTATTATCTCTTGGGATATTTTGATAATTTAGTACACCAGAACTAGAGAGGCGACCGCTTGTTGTTCCCTGTATATTAAAACTACTTCGTAGTCTAGAATCTGCGTCTACTCCTCCAACAATATTTGAAATATATGTTCCTAACATTTTGGATTTTTCTCTAAGGTCAAGAACAGCTTCTGATAAAGGGTGATTAAGCCCAGCTAGTACTTCTTTATCTACAGACCAAGCACCAGAGTCTGTTTTCTTTGAAGGTTTCAATTGTAAAATTTTAAAGAATAGTTCTCTTAATTGCATAGTGCTATTTGGATTGAAGTTTTTTTCATATATTCTTTCAAATCTTTGAACAGCAGGATCTAAAAATATTTCGTTTTCACATTCTTCTATATCAATTTCATATTCTGTTTTTATACTATTTAATTTATTTGCGTCTATTGGTCCACCGTTACTTTCTAACATTAACAATGTTTTAGTAGCAGGTTTTAAGATTTTATTATAAAGATTATTAAATCTTTGGTTATTAGTTACAAGAGGATAGAATTTTTCAAATAGTTGAAAAGTACCATCAGCATCTTGGCAAGCATAAGGTGCAAGTATGTCCATCGGGATCATACCATAATTAAAATCTGCTAATTTTATTTTATTTTGTCTTGCAAAAACTTTTTTATAGTCATCCAACTCTTTTTCATAGTCGCCTAAATCAGTAAATCTAAGTGCAAGAGATTTAAGTCCGTGCGTTCCTACAGCTTCTTCTAGACAATAATGAAGTAACATAGTATCTTCAAAGTCTGGAAATTCAAAACCAAATTCATAGTTTAAAAAGCCGACATCAAATTTACAATTATGAAAAACACATTTTTTCTCTAAGAATAATTTATGAAGTTCTTCCTTATAAATATTACAAATATCAGAAGTTATATATACACCTTCGTTAACTTTTGTACTAAAAGCTATACCTAAAACATTTCCTTTTCTTGGAGAAAGTGATGTAGTTTCAATATCCACCACTAATGTTTCTGCACTCTTTAACTCTTTAAAATATTTATCAAATTCTTGTGTAGTTTCAATTGTTGAATAATTTTTTGGTTTTCTTTCGCTTGCAATTTCTCCGTTTATTACTTTTAGGACGTTTTGTAAGGCTTTATATATGTCTTCTTCATATTGTGGTTTAAATACTGTTAGATTTGGGTGTATGACAGGTATATATTTTTTTTCAATAAACATACCATTATACTTTGTAATTCCTGTCATACCTATAGAATATTTTAAAGAGTCTGCTCCTACAGGGCAAACAACTTTATATTTCTCAAATATAGAAAGATCTAAATCCACATCTTTCTTTAAAATTTTGTCTTTCTTTTCTGAACATAAAAATGCTACGTCAAAATCTAATGATTCTTCATAGTTTTTTATTATTTTTACTGGTTCTTTTTCTGCTTTTGAAGCGTATACAAATAATACTTCAGCCATTTGTTGTTTTTCCTTTTTTATCCTGTTTATTATACAATTTTTGTTACCTTGTTGCAAATATTATTGCATCTGTTATTGTCCTTGCTCAATTAAAAAACTAATTTCGTGTGCTGATAACTCACCTGGATCTTTATTTACAGGCAGCGTTATAATAGTTGAATGGATATCGTTATCCTCTAATAGCTTTTTTATTTTCTTTGCTGCTGTTTTACCAGCTAAATCCCCGTCCATCATTATATTTACACTAACTATTCCTAAGTTATCTAATAGCTTTACTTTTTCTTTTCCAAAATTTGTAGTTCCAAATATACATAAAGTATTTTTAAAACCGTTTTGCCACATATTTAACATATCAAATAATCCTTCTACTAAGTTTACTTGTTTGGGATTATTAAGTTTGTCTAATGGAAATAAAATATCAGATGTTTTAGCCTTATTTGGGCGTCTATAGTATTTAGATTTTTCATTTTTAAATCTATTTCTACCTTCAATAAATCTTAGTTTTCCGAATTGATAAACAGGTATACATAAATACCCGTCTAATTGGAATTCATCAGTAAAAAAAGCGTTAAATTCTTTAAAAGTAGTTGGTCCTATATTTTTAAATGTTCCGTAAGCAGGTTTAAAATCTTTTGGTAAAGATAAATTACCATACTCTATCCGTTCATTTAGTTTATTTTTTAATTTATTTATTTTAAAAGGTTGTTTACTTTCTATTGGAAGTTTTGTTTTTATTCCAATACTTTCTAAAAATTTGGTTGATCCTCCAGAGTATCCACAGGACCAACAATGAAATATATTTTTTTCTAAATTATATTGCATACTAGGCGAATTATCGTCATGATTTCCTGAAGTACATTGAACTAACAATTCATTAGGGTTATTAGTTGTTTTGTAAGTAATTCCTTTTAGACTAAGAGCTTCTATTATGTCCATTATAAATCTTTGTCCTTTTCTTCTTCATTATCTGTTCCAAATAATACAGCTGCGTGTGGTTTTTCACTAACTACTTCACTCATATTCGGGTCTATTTTAACAGATGACCAGTTCATATAGACATCAAAACTCATATGTTTACCATTTCTCATTTTAGTAGTATGAATTGTAATTTTATTTGATTGTTCACGGTCTTCCCCTTGTTCTGCAGGAAAGAAATTAAAACTTCTATCTGCACTGTCTAGTATACCTTTAGAGAAACGTGCTTCTCCTGTTGCATCAATCTGATAAGGACTTAACATAGTTAAATCATATTTTCTGCTTATTCCTTTCAGTGCTTCAGCTAAAACGACTTGAGTTTTCCAGTCTTTTTGATCATCATGTCTAATAATATTTATATAATCAACAACAGCCATATTAAAATTTGGATATTTATTAGTAAACATATTACAATAATGGTCAATCCTATTTAAAGTTAAAGACTCATCATCAATGATAAATAGTCTAGTATCTTTTAATTCCGGTTTTTCAATTTTTAAATATCTTTTAAATCTTTCAAAGTCATTTGTTTTAACTAAATCATCAAATTCATTATTTAAAGCCTCACTAGGTTTATAGAAATTATCTATTTTTGATCTTGCAAGACTTAATTTTTCTTCATCCGTTAAGGTATTTCTAAATATATTAAGAAAAGGTACTTCACTTAAAATACTAAGTATTCTGTCATAAACTTCTTTATACCTCATCTCAATTGAAAATAAAGCAACAGTATTTCCTTGTAAAAATCTGTTTAGTGCCATATTAACACTTATAATAGATTTTCCACTTCCACGTCTACCACCAAGCATAACAAGTTCTTGTGTGGCAAAACCTCCGTTTACTGCATCATACTCTGCGCTTAGTCCTGAAGGATAAATTTTATACGTTTCGTCATCTGAAAATAAATCTAATTCTGCAACATCGTATAACTCGTCTGTCAAAGGAATTGCTTTATTTAAATCTAATAAATGATTTTGGAATTTATCAACTATTTCCACTTTTTCTAAATCATCTAACTGATCTATAAATTTATCTAGAAAAGTAATGGTTGAATCACGGATATAAAAATCCTGTAACTGAGAGACTAAAAATTCATCAGCTATATCATTATTTTGATTTTCTTCTATGGTTATTTGAGTCTCAAAATACTCTTGTAAACTAATTTCTTTTTTAAGCGTTTCAAATTCTTCTAAGGAAGGAATTCTTAAATTTGCTTTATAAAAAGACGCTAATTTATTAAAAATAGCAAGATTAGCCCCACTAAAATAAGGTGGAACTAATTTTGAATATAAATCGTGACTTTGAGTATCAAATAACCTTCTTAATGTTACTTTTTGTAAATCTAAACTCATGCGCTACTTCTTACTGGATAAAGGTTACTTCTCATTTCAGTTCTGAAATGTCCATAGTCACCTTCTACGTATAATCTATAATATTCCCTTCCTGTTTCTTCAATTATTGTTTCTACTTTATTAATCATATCTTTGATTGCAAATTCCTTCCACTCACCACCGCTATCATATTCCCAATAAATGTTCCAATGAACATCTTCTTTTCCTTCATAATCTTCTCCCCATTTTTTACGAGCTTCTTTAAGTCCATGAAGTTCTACATACTTTCTTCTACGAGGTTGGCTATGGTATTCAACCCAATCCTCATCAAGCACTTCTTTTACTTTAGCGAATGAATTAATTGAAGGAACAAATACCCGCTCTTCTTTTTTAAACTTTACGTCTAAATCTTGAATAACATGATCTACTGTTGCTTGTCCTTTTTTCTTTCTCGCACGAATAGGTATACCTTTTTCAATAAGAACAGTTTTAACTCTTTGGGGAGTTAAGTATAATTGTTTGGCAATAGCACTTTGACTTTCTCCGTCTTGATATGATTTAATAATACCTTCTTTATCAGATTCAGTTAGTGATTTAGCCCGAGCTTTCTTTTTTAATTCTTCTACTCGTACTTCTTTATTTTTAAAATCTTGAATAATGGTATCAAGACGTTTTGTGTTATAAGCAATATTTAAATGTTCACAGATAGACTTTTTAGTCTTACCTGCTTTTTGCATCCATATAGCTTGTCTTATTTTTGTTTCAGATATTTCTATTGGTTTTTTCGCCATCTTTTCCTCTTATTTTTATTAGTATAACATAAAGAACCTATATTGTCAAATGAAATATTTTTTACTGTCCTACAATAGACTAAGAGAGCCGCTTAAATTTTAAGGGCTCTCCTGCTAGTTCTTCTTCTTCTTTTATATACTTGTAAAAACGAGCAACAGCGTATTCTTTGTTCTTTGCTTCAACGTCAAAATCTGCATACTCAAGCATAGGAATTGCTAAAGACATTAGATCTTCGTCATAATAAATATCTGAGTGAGCATTAACTTTCATCCAGTATTCTTCGTAATCTAATGGAAACGATTGTGATTTATGAAATAAAGGACGACGACCTTTCCAAGTTTTTACTGCTTCTTTAAAGTAATCATCGTTTACAGTAATATGTCTAACTTCATCTCTAATTTTTCTATTGACAATTTTACCTTCTGAGTTTTTAACTTTTTCTGAATCTCGCATCCTGTGACATGCATAATGATGAATGTCTAAGGTACATTTGATTGGTATTCTTTGCGCGAGTTCTAAGGTATGTTCTATATCATACCCATTAGGTTTATCTTCGTTTTCTACTGAGAGAGCTTTTTGTGCATAGTCTGATAAATATTGGTAATTAGTAGCGAAACGTTTAATACCGTCTTCATGTTTCCCGCCATATAATCCTTGTAAATGTATATTTATAGAGTAATCTTCTGCGGGAATTCCCATAGCTTTTCCAATAAAAGCGTGATATTCTATATCTTCAATTGCTTTTTCTACAACGTCTTTATTGTTACTACCTAACACAGTATATTGTCCGGGATGCATAGAAACTCTAATTTCATTTTCAATAGCTACTTTTCCTGCAATTTTTAGTTTTTCTATTAATAGACCTTCAAATAACCTATAGTCTTCTTTAGCTTCTGGTAACGTGTATACAGGAAGCATATTAGACGTCATTCTATAACATCTAAAATTCTTAGGTTGTTGTGCTAAATATTCTAAAATCCATTTTAGTTTATCTACATTACGAGTAGCTGCTACTCGCGCTTTTGACCTATCTTTTAAAAAAGATGTTTTTGTTGTAGTATTTGCATTAAATTTTACTGCTAAGTTTCTATCGTGAAATTGACAGCATAATCCTAGTCGCCAATCTTCGTTGGTTTTGTTAAAGTATTCCATTTATTCCTCATTAGTATTCTATATGTAATAATATAATAAATTGTATTAATTGTCAAACAAAAACCCACCTCATGAGAATGGGCAGGTTGTATAATATATATATTTTCTAAGGGTGTGTAAAGAAGTTAAATTTCTTTATAGTCTCCCCAGAATATTTCTGTGAACATTGTAGTTGAATTAGCTTTTGTTGCGTCTATGTTTTTCGCAAGATCTATTTGTAAATATTTATAACTTTCAAAACTATCATAAACAATAATTTGTTGCATTACATTACCAATAGTTTTTGAAGAATCATAACTAGGAACAAATGTATTTGTAATAGATACTATATTTGATGAGTGTGCTTCTTGAGCATTTTTAAGTAAAATAGATAAGTCTGAGGCAAATTCTTCTGTATTAGCGTATACAGTATTATTTGTTTGATGAAACCTATGTTTTGTTTGGTATGCCACTTTATCTACGTCCTTGGGCCTCATCTTTTGTAAATATTTCTCTAATAACCATATAACCGCGAGCAGTTTCTTCAGTTCTTGGATAGTTTTCTAACATATCAAGTGTAAAATAACATTTTTGTACCGCAGATTTCCATCCTATTTGTCTTAATACGTTTGTTGTATTAGATTCAGAGTTTGGGCTAAAAGCTGCGGCCCTTCTAACAGTGTTATCTCTATGTTTATTTATAAAGGCTGTAGGCCCTGAAGAATCATATTCTGCGCTAGCTTCGTATTCTTCTCTTGTGTTATATATTCCCGGTACGTTTTGTTGGACTGTGGTAACAAGATACATTCTTTATTCTCCGCTAATGTGTAATAAGGTGGTCATCTGTAAAATACAAATCACTTATCATATTTCTTACAAGTCCTGTTTTAGTATAGACAAAGGTAAAGCTTTCCTTAAACACAGGATTTGCTCGATATAATTTTTCTAGTAGCCAACTTGATCTATAATTTAGTTGTAAGTCAGCGTACATTTCTCCATCAGGATTTACCTCTGGATAAAATCTTTCTATTAATTCATTAATATACTTAGATTTTGATAGCTCTGGCAAATTCAGTAAGTTGTCTAAAGTTTTTTCTTCTAAATCGTATAGATTAAATTCTCGTTTGGACATCTAATAAGCAGAATTGCAGACTAATGGTTAAACCATTAATCTGCAAATTTTAACAAGCTACGAATGGATCGTAGTCTAGTTTTTAGTCTTCTGCACTTTTAGGCGTATAATCCGCACATGCAAGGCCACGACGAGTTAGTACTGTCTTGACACCTCGAACGGTCTTATCAAAGTGATCAGCTAAAGCTTCGACTGATTCATCAAGCATATCTTCGATACCCTCATACGGATCAGACTTAGAAGCCTTACGGTCACGTTGAGTGGCTTTGAGGCCCATGCTTAAAAGCTTACCACGAACAGAGTTTACACTCTTTCCAAGAGACTCAGCAATTTCTTCTAGGTAAGAGTTTCCTTCTACCATTTCGTGAATTGATGCTTCCTCTTCTTCGGTATAGGTCTTAGGTGTGACCTTCTTTTCAGCAGGCTTAATATGCTGAGTCATTTCGAGTGAAAGTGCCTTGCCATTAATTTGGCGAGCGGTGAACTTTCCTCCAGCAAAACCAGCAGCAATTTCATCTGCTGTCTGACTTCCACTGTTATCCTCTAGAATCTTAGCCAAAGCTTCTGTTTCTTCTGCTGAAAATACAGGAGCTGCTCCTGGCTTACGAGGTACGTCATAGCCAAGCTTACGAAGCTTAGCAGTAACAGACCTGCGAGGATACTCAAATTCATCAACAAGCTGTTCAATAACCTCTTCGGTTACGCCAGAGGCTGCTACGTCATTCATACGTGCAACCATGTCATCAGTGTATTCAAATTTACTCATTTATGTTTTCCCCTTCTTAAAGTTTGTTTTGAAATCATTAGGAGAGTGCTTACTCTCTCTAAGTAATGATTGATTATAGCAAGAATTTATATGTTCAGCAAGATAAATATGACCGTAATTTGTCATTTGGTCATAATATACCATTCTATAAAATACCCTTCACTATATTATTTCTATTTTCCCAATAGTTTATAATTTTAGTGTTTTGTTTTTGTGCTTTTTTATATTTAGAACTTGTATTATCATCCCCAGAAACCAAAGCATAGCAGTCTTTTGTGACCGTGCTAGTGACCGAAAATCCCTTCCCTTCCAAAAGGAGGGCTAGTTCAGAACGTGTCATGTCAAGTTTTCCTGTTATGCATACTTTTTTTACTCCGGTGGAATTGAGAACGGAGTCTATACTTTGGCTCTGTTTAAGTTGTAAAGGTAATTTTATTACCCATTCTTCATTTATATCGAGCCAAGCTAATATTTGCTCGATACGTTTGGGACCAATCCCAATTATATGCACCGTTTCAATCTCTCGCAACCGATTGAACGAAGGTATGTGCTGTACTATCTTTTTAGCCATAGACTTTCCAACACCAGGAATACCTAAGGATGCAAGGACCGTCTCATAAGGTTTAGCCTTGCTACGGTTTATTTCATCTTGAATTTTTATTCCATTTGCCCCGAGATTACTCCAATCGTGAAACTGATATAAATCAGTTGGATGTTTCAGCTGCATTTTAGTCACGGACGCAGGACCTAGACCTTTAATGTCTATAGTTTTAATAAAATATTCAAGCAATTTTACTGTATCATGTTGCGATTCATCTATACAATAAAGTCTTGGGCCGACCATTTGAAGTGCGTGACCAACAGCAGCTTCAGCATGTCTTTGTTCAATTTTAAGATTATGGGATGAGTGTTGGATAACTCTATTGAACTTAGGAATAACACCTCCGGCTCTTTCTAGCTCGATTAGGTCACCAAGGCCCAAGTCATGGTTTTTAATATATTCCATATTATGCAAAGTTACACGGCTTACCGTGGCTCCGTCGAGCACAACAGGCTCAACAACACCAGTAGGGTTTACAGCCCCAGTTCTCCCCACAACCCATAGCACTTCTTTTAAAGTTGTAGTCGCAACTAAAGAATTTCGTTCTTTTAGTGCTATAGCAAATCTCGGATACTTAGAAGTATATCCTAAGCGTTTACAAGTTTGCCAATCATTAATTCTATAAACTAGTCCATCTTGTGGGTAATTATCACAAATTTTACTAAATACGGTGTGAAATCCCGCATTTTTTAGAATATCCATCTTTGCTGTGAAACTCATTTCAACCCCTAAAAGGTCGTGTGCAATAAATCTTATTTTTCTTGATTTAAATTCTTCTAAGTCAAGTAACCCTAATGCTCCGCTTACATAGTTTCTAAAGTTATCCACTTCATTATCAGTAACACATTCTCCATTAATTATAAAGTCATTATTAATATATTCGGGAATACCTAGTAACCCCGGAGTTAAGTGTGTTACGTTTTCTCCAAATTCCCCGTCACCTCTTGTAACAGCTAGGTCAATCATTTTATTTTTATATATAAGTGTTAGATTTGCTCCATCGAGTTTAGGAGCTTTTATAGACATTCCTTCTGGAATTTCAGATTTATCATATACTTTATTTAGAGAATAAAGTTTATGGGGGTGTTTAATTTTACCTGCTGAACCTCCTACAACAAGAGTAGGTGAATCCGGATCTGTCCATCCTTGTATTTCTTCTACTTTTTCTAATTGGTCGTAAATATCATCAAATTCTTGGTCAGTTATTTCTGGGTTGTTTATATCATAATATAAATGACAATGTTTTTTTACAATTTCTTTTAATTCTGTATAGTTCACTTTTTCACCTAACGATTAGTTTATCTAATTATTATAGAAAAAAATAGTTACGTTGTCAACCTTAATTTTATTTTAAACCCTGAATTAGATCTTCTAAATACCATTTCGCTTTATTTAAGTCTTCTAGTTGTTTATCCTTATCTTCGTATTTTAAATTATACCTACTAATATATTTTACTACATTAGCTTGACACCAATTCATATTCCACGATTTAATATATTCAGTAGTTTCAATACCTTTATTATAATGTGGAGGGTGGTTTACCATATCTACATCGTCTTCCAAGTCTGTAAATTCGTTTTCGTACATTAATTATCCATTCTTTAACTTATTTTCTAGTGCAGTTACTAAGATTGTTAAATTTTCTTTTTTATTTAAATTAGTACCTTCAATACTAATATCTAATAATTCTTCTAACTCTCTAAGCATAACCTTTACAGTTTTTAACTTTTTATCTTTATTATGGTCAGGTTTTTCGTATATTTTTAGTTGAACAAGTTTACTAATAACACTTCGATATCCTTTATCGAATATACCTGCTAGTTCATGAACGTCTTTAACACCTTCACTTTTATATAATTCAACTAGTTTACTTTCGTCTTCATCAGACCATGCCTTAACACTCATGCGTATTGTACTCCTCAAATAATTCTAATTGATTTGAAAATTTTCTAGAGTATTTTGCTATTTTTTGACTTGCATCAGATAATAAATCAATTATTGTGTCTATTTCTTCTGCAGGCATTGCATATCCAGATTTAGTAGGAAACCAGAATCCTGTATCTCCATCCATCTTATACTCTCTAATGTGGACATACATAGAGTTTCTAAACTCATTAACAGTTACTTTAACAGTTTGCCCGTTATTTTTTGTATATCCTACTCCAATATCAATATTCATTATTCATATTCTTATAGTTTCTTCTTTTTCTATAAATGTTTTTAACCAAGGGTTTGGTTTACCTATAATATTTAAACTATATCTTGCTTTATCCGAACTATTATTAATAGCTCCATGTTGCACGGTATCAGGATTAAATATTATTGATTCCCCTGTTTTTAATTTTATGTTTTTTATAAGGGCTTCCCCTTCTCTAAATGTATAAATAAAATTCTTATCGTCATTTAGTGCCGTCCATATTCTAATTAAAAAATCATTATTACTCGCAGCTAAAACATTATTATAATCTAAGTGTAATTTAGTTTTAGCTCCAGGTTCTTGTTTAAAAATTCTAATTCTTGTGGTTTCTAATTTAAAAAAATTTATTAATTTTTTTATTTCAGGATGTTCATATAAAATAGTTAGAGAATAGTCCTCTGGGATTTCTGGTCTTTTCGTTATTAATAAATCATTAATATTACCTGATTCACTTTTTATAGCAATCCCTGTAACGGCATCGCGTAAATCATAATCATCGCATTTAAAAAATACGCATTTATCTAACTTACTAATAATAGAAGACCATTCTCCTTCTATTCTTGTTTTTGCAACAACGAAATCAGTCGTCATCCTCGTCGTCGTCTTCCCAATCTTCTTCTTCGTCCCAATCCTCGTCATCTTCGACTTCAGGTTTGGGAGCAGGGGTATTACCGGAAAGTGCGATTTCAATTTCTGCTTTGGCTTCTTCTTTATTGTTTGTATAACCGTTAACTCGTAACCAGTCATCTAAAGATTTACCTTCGTTAACCCATTCTACTGCGGAATCAATTTGTTCCTTATCCATTTTATTTTACTCCTTATATTTTAAAATGGTTGTTCCCTCTACTGGATTATTTAAATAATCCTTTCCAAAAATCCAAATATCTGGATTTTGATTTTTTATTTTTTGTATCCAATTATTTTCATAAATATTTTTTAATTCAGACAACCTTCTAACATAGTGGGCATTTACTGTGTGAAAAACGTTACTCCACCAAATAACAGAATTAGCTTTAGGTTTAATTAGTTTAGTAACTTTGTCGGGGTTCTTACATACATCACAGTAAATAAAACTATGTTTTAATTTTTTATATCTATCCCAATGTTCTTTTATATTTTCTGTGCTTTGCCAATTTTCTATTTCTATTTCCCATAATTTATTATAATCATCATCTCCGTAAGGATTATGGGTAGTCTCATTTATCTGTGGATATTTCTTTTTAATATCATATAAAAACTTAGGGTAGTTTTCACCGTCCCATTGTTCTAATAACAGCTTTTTAAAAGCTAACGCTTGTTTACTATAATCAAAAAATACTATTTCTGTTTTATCTGTGAATCCGTATTTATTTAAGATAAAGTTTGGTTTAAAACTAGCTGCCACACTATATAAATAATCTATTCTATCTATTTCTAGTTCTGTATTTTTAATATCATAATATTTTTCTGTATTCCAAAAAAATACGCATTGTGGTGCATAAACTAAAATTTGATTTATCCAACTTAGCTGTGTTTGTAACTCATCTAAGTTTTTATTTGGGTAAGTATATTGTTTAGAATCTCTAAGTTTAGGGTGAAAATTATAAACAGTTAAATTATTTTCTATACTTTTATTTATAAAATTCCATCCATCAACAATTGGAGTACATACTTGTGTTTCTTCACTACCCATTAATCCTATAGGGGTGTAATCATCATGAATATCTTGTTTAGCTCGTTTTGGTATTCTTAATTCATATTCTCCAGAATTCTTTTTTCCGTATTCTGGTTTATTAAATTTTTTATAATAATGTAAATTAACAAGTAAACATTGTTTATGTAAGCCGTAATAACCGTTACCTTCAGGATGAGCGCTATTCTTAGTGTGTTTATCCATGATATGTCCTGTTATAAAAAAATCTTTTTTAGAAGTCCAATTTTCTACTAAATCAAAAAAGTTTTTTTCTTTAATAAAATGTCCAACGCATTGAATAATACAGTACTTATTATCAGTCTGTAAAGCTTTTTCTAAAATCTCATTTATAGACTTACCATATAAAATTTCGCCAAAATATTTAAATCTTGTAAAAAATTCTGTTAATTCTTTAAATTTATCAGCGTATTCTTTATTAGATTGGTGTATACTCTCTCTATCATCTAAGATAGCTACTATATAATTATGTCCTAATCCCATTTTTCGCATAGCTTACTTCTACTAACTTTCTCCATTCGGGTGTATTTGTCTTTCCGTGTGCAATAATATGATACCTATCATCAAATGATTTATTTATATAAGCGTGTTTATTAGATACATCCAGTAAAAAACTCTGTCCTGTTTTTATAGGAACTAGCCCATGTTTTTCAAACTTAAAAAGACAGTTTTTTGGCATATTAAGTGCTATATTAATAGGGCTTAACGAGCTTTTTTCTGTGTCGCAATGCGGACTAATATATCCCCCTGGTTCAAGCAACATAAATCGTACTCTAAAGTATTGTGACATGGGGAATGTCTCTTTAAAAAATTTAACAGTAACAGGAGCTTTTTCGCTAGCTTTTGTCCAAATATATGGTGTTTCTTCATGATTTTTATATCCATATTGTGTATAATGATTAGTTTTTTCTGAACTTATTCCATGTATACATAAACTTTTCCATCCTTTATGTGAATAACCAGCAGGAGCATCTCCATCTCTATGTTCTACAAATTCTTCTTTTAATGCTACTGCTTCTTCAAGCATTTCTACAAAAGGAATTTCTATCCTTAGTTCTAACCAAGGTAGTCCACTTTGTTTAACTATCCAATTATACAGGCTCATAGGCGTCAAAATCAAAAGAAAAACTAGAACCACATCCACAACTTTGTTTGGCTCCGGGATTATTAATTACTAATTGTCCACCAAAATCAGAATCATCCCAATCAATTAAGGCTCCTGGCATGTAAGTTAGACTTGTAGAATCTACATACGCAGGAGGATTCTGTGAAATACGTTTATCGTCTTCTAACAAAGGATCGTCTGTAATTTTAAATTCATATTGAAATCCACTGCAACCTCCGCCTAATATTTGAATTCTAAAATATTCATTATCTTTTTCTAACTGAGAAGAAATATATATTTCAGCTTTTTTAGAAAGAGAAGGTAACACATCTGTATAAGTTTCATCAAACTCAACTTGGTGTCCGTGAAAATCTCTGAGAATTTTTTCATCAAGAGAAAGATTATTTTGATCTTCCATAAAAGCAAATAAATCAAACGAAGATGGTTCATTTTCGATAGGCTCAGTAGGTTTTTCATCACTGAAAAATCCATCTAACCAATCTTTAACCTCGGAAGGTAGCTGTGACTTTTTATCAGACATAGTTCATTCTTGAAGGTTTATCGTTTTTGCTTAATACGGTGTCAAAAACACTTAAATAACGATTACCAACATTCTCCCATGTATTTTCTAATTTTACACTTTTAACTCTATTAATTATATTTTGCTTTTCGTGATGATGATATAAATTTTTCATTTGTTTTTTTAATTCATCAAAATCTGGTTCTAAAACATATCCATGTGTACTCATTAAAGTAAGAGCGTCTCCAGGTTTACCTGCAAATATATGATCTGCCATAAGATTTTCCATTTTTCGACCTGTTGCAATTTTTACTGAAATCTCATCAGGAATAAATTCATCAGTAGGACCGCCCCTAGTTATAATTGGAATAGCTCCACAAGCTGTTGCTTCTTGAATATGCATACCGAATCCTTCTCCCCTATAGGGAGCAACAATAGCAAAAGCCTGTTTATAAATTTTTGCCATCTCTCTTTCAGATAAACAATCGTCATTATATACTATAGTACCACATCCAGTATTATATTGCAAGGCCATTATTTGTTGAAAAATTGATGTTTGTCCGTATATCTGCGGGCTATCTTTAATAAATAACTGACAGTTATCTGCTACTTTAAATGAATCTTTCCAAGCGTTAATTACTAAATCTACGCCCTTTCTAAATTGACCATTTCCTACAAAAACAAAAACATATTTTTTGTTTTTAGCTAGTAAATTTGATTCTTCTTCATCTTCATCTT